AACTTTTTAGTTGAATAATCTCTATATTGCTTTAACTTTATTGCAACTTTTGTATCTGAACCATTATCTGCGTCTTCTGAAATAGCATACTCTTCAAGAGATACTTTTATATTAGTGTTAAATAGTACTTTTCCACCCATTTCCCTCGAGACAATAAATTGAAATGGCTTACAATCAGTTTTTAGTAATTCTAGCTTACTTAAAAAGAATTGAACATCTCTAAATTGACCTCTACAAAAAGGTAATTTATTATGTGTAAACTCTGCTTCAAAACTTATTTCAGATAGACCAGGAGTCTTTAATATGTTTACTTCTCCATCATTTATAAGGTCTACAGTTTTATTTTTATTTGTTGTTTTTATTTCTAATTTTCCAGGTGTGATTGGTAATTGTACTCCATCTAGGTAAAAATCATAAGCCATTTATATCTCTCCTTTCTAAACTATTCCCTCAGCTGATACAACCATTGCATCATTCAGTTTTTCCGTTAAGACATTTACTATTCCATCTAAGTCAGTATCTTTACTTATGTTATTTGTGTTGTTCATGTCAATTTTAATGTTTACTCCTGTAAATCGATTGATAGTCTCTTGCTCTGCAATGTCTCTTAAATATTTTAAGTCTTCTTGACTTTTATCCATTGTTTTAGCCATTTTAGCTGTATTTCCTGCTGTATCCTTTGCTCCTTTTGCTGCGTCGCTGAGTGGAGAGTTAAGACCTGCAGAACCTATTGAATCGCCAAGACCATATTTTTTGTCCCAAAGGTCGTCTAATCCTAAATCTTTTTTTGCCTTTTCTGCTATTTTGCTAATATCGAATTTATCTTTTATATTAGTTTCTAGTTTATCTCCCCATTTATATCCTGCATCCCAAGCTTTTCCATAATTAAATCTGTCAAAATGCAGTTTATTAGGGTCCATTCGTTCAACTTTTATCTTAGCTTCTCCTGCTACTTTGTCAGTCCAACCTTGTAATTTATCTTGCCATCTACTCACTGCATTTGCTAAATTTGAGCCAAATATGGTATCTATTGCAGAGGCTATGCTTCTTAATATACCTAATACTGCATTAGCCATGCCACTAACAGCCCTTATAACAGAACCAATTGGGTCATCTAAAAAATTAGCAAAGAACTCTGCAAAACCTGCTAAAGTATTGTATATTAAAGCTACAATGTCTATAATTAAGTTCCCTGTTGCAATAAATAAATTTCCTATGAAAGCTGCTGCAACTGATATTGCACCTGCAACAACACCTATAGCAGATACACTAGTTCCTGCAAAATGATTAAAAATTGCAACTCCAACAAATAAGGCAGCAACTATAGCTATAATTCCTACAACTATCCACGTTAACGGACATGCATATAATGCCGCATTTAAACCATATTGTGCTATAATCTGTCTCCACGTCGCTCCTGTGGCTAGGTCATGCATAATAGCTGTTTGAGTCATTTGGAAATTGAACCAGCTAGCTGATAAAGATGCTATTTTATTTGCTACTGAAAGTGCTATAGCTGCTATTGTATATATACCAATCGCTGCTATCACTCCAAAAATTATAGGAGCGATAATCGACCAGTTCTGAGCAAATACATTAGCAACATTTAATGCTTGTGTTATTACCCAGCCTAGTCCTTGCGTAATTAGGCTGACTCCAACAATCATCATATTTGCAAATCCTTGAAATGCTGGACTACCCAATAAATCAATAAATCCATTGAAAACACTATATCCAACATTTCCAAGAACATATATAGCATCAGTTACATTTACAATAAAGGTTCGGAATCCTCCACTTGATACTGTATCCTCAATTTTCTTTTGTATAGCTCCAAAAATCATTACTGCATTATTCTTGATAGATGTGAAAATCTGACCTAAAGTGTAAGGCATTTTTTCAAACTGAGCATTTGTTTCAGCTGATGCTGCAAGCAAAGAATTTTTCACAATGTCTGCTGTCAACATTCCTTCACTTGCCATACCTCTTATCTTCCCTATGTCGACATCGAGATAATCCGCAATGCTTTTGATGATATTAGGTGCTGATTCAAACACGGCATTCAGCTCCTCACCTCTCAGTACCCCTGAACCCAAACCTTGAGTCAATTGTAAAAGCGCCGAACTCATCTCTTGAGTACTAGCTCCTGCTATTATGAACTTTTTGTTGAGTTGTTCAGCAAAACTTACTATTTCTCTAGTACTACTAAATGCACTTCCTGCATTCATACCTATGCGTGAAACTATTTGTGCTGTGTCTAAGTAAGATGCACGAGACCTCTCAGCTGATTGGAAAATCATCTTATTTAAACCACTATCAGATAATTGACCATCATTTATCATGTTTAAACGGGCATTTGTACTCGTCATTTGGTCGCTTAAACTACCTAATCCTCCTAATGTTTTTAAGCCCATATAAGCTCCAGCAATCTTTTTAACATTTCCAAGTAAATTATTTGTAGAACTTGCTCCTTTATTGATATCCTCATTAAACTTTCTTTGTTGTTCATCTGCTTTTCCTATATTTTGTTCTATCCTTGTTAAAATACTTTCAATATTGTTCAAACTTTGTTGAGATGCTTGTATCCCATCAGCATTGAGTGGATTATTCAATCTGCCTTGCAATCTCTCTAAACTATTAATTGTTGTGTTAATGGATGTAGTCATATTGCGAAATGCAGGTGTCATTCCGTCGAAAATCTTTATTGAAGTTTGTATTGTAGCCATTTCCTCACTCTCCTTTCATAAATTTTATATAAAAAAACACTTACAAAAGTAAGTGTCTAGTTATTATAAATTTAATAATTCTTTTTTCTTAGTATTAAATTCTTCTTCTGTTATTGCTCCTAAGTCTAACAATTCTTTTAATCCCTTTACCTGTTGTATTACATCACTAGAATTATTTTGTATATTAACAGCTTCATTATCCTTTACAATTATTGCTAAAATAGATAATATTTCTTGTGCAGAAGAATATGCCATTTTGTAAATCGAAGAATTGCTCTTAGTTTTTAATTGTATCAGATTTACATAAACATTAGGATTACTTAAATTATTTAAAGTTATTTTTATCTTAAGACTATCTATGAAAGCTTTTGTTGTTCTTTTAGCTGTTACACCTCCAACTATAGCTCCAGTTGCACCAAACAAAGCTCCTCCTGCTAAAGCTCTCCCTACACCACCTTTAGTCACAGTCTCGCCATTTTCTAAAAGTTCATATTCAATAATATCACTATAATTATAAACATTTAAATTCATTCTCTCTCTATCAAAACCATTTAAAACAACAAACCTTTTACTATCATCATCAAATTCTATAAATTTTGCTATTTTTTTTGTCGCCTTAAAATTTTCAGAATCTTTTTTGCTAATTATTTTTAATTCAATGGCTTTCTCAACCTCAGCCTTAGTTGGCATTTCACGATATAAATTATTATTTCCTGGAATAAAAGTAGCAACTGCATATTTTTTGAAACAGTCTTTACATAACCATCCATCAACAATTTTTTGTTTCCCTTTTTCTCCACAAATACAACAATTCTCTTTACTTCCGAATAACCCCATAATATTACCCCCTACATAATTTTATAGCATTATTATACTATATAAGTAAAATTTTTACATTATAATCACATCCTTTCAATAAAAAAACACCTACCTAAGTAAGTGTTTTTTAGTATATTATTTAATTATTATTTTTCTCTTGTTGTATTTCATAATGTTCATCTATTATATTCAATAATTCATGAAACTTTTTTGGATTTATTTCTCTTAACTGTTTTAGTATAATAGCAGTTTCCATAAATCTGTCTATATTATTTGAACCACATATATCAAGTAAACGTTCATACATTGTATTAATCCCCCTCAAAACTAAACTAAAATATATTATTTAATACAATAGAATTTACTCAATTTTATATACCACATGATAATTCTTTTTCTCACCTGCAATTTTAGTAGGTCTATTATTTTCCTCTATCCAATTTTTCACTTTATCTATTACACTCTTTGTATATTTATTTACAGTGCCAGTCCAAGAACCATTGGTCTCCCAAACTCCCTTAACTTCATTTTCTTCTAATTTTATCTTTTTAATAATCTCACAAACAGCCATCTGTGCTGGTTTATTACTCTTAGAATATATTTTCAGTTTAGATGCTATTTGCTTTGTATCAAAATAATGTTCTTCTTCGTCTATCTCAATTGGTAAATCAATTCCTGCTTTCTTGTACAATGTCTTTGCTGTTAGTAATTTAGATTTATTGTCAAATCCTGCATCATCTAATAGTTCTTTTAACATAGATGTGCTATTATAAGCCAGTTGCAGTTTTTCAATCTCACTTGCTTTTTCTCTCAACTTATCTGGGTTAGCATTATTAGTTATGTATGCACCAGTCTTGAATATAGATTCTACTACATCCCAAACCCAATCCATAAAAGTATCAGCCTTTGGCTGTCTACTAAAACGACATATCTCCATTACTCCTTTTGTATTATAAACTATAGTATCTCTTAATACTTCTCTATTCCCTTCAACTGTAACCAACTTGACTACAGTTGAAAATTTATCAAGTCTATCTTTGTTACGTTCATGTATTTTACTTATAGCTATTCTTGGTTCTGTATACTCTAAAGCCATTCCTATTTGTTCCCTAGTCATTAATATATCTTTAGTATCATTTTCATAAAAGTTACATTCTACTTCTCCAAAGTTTTCTGATTTGATTAATTCTAAATTAGTTTTCATATAAATTCCTCCTCAAATTGATTTGAAAGAAGTACCCTTATATGATAGAATATTTCATATAGAAGATTACTTCTTTGTGGGAAATAGAGTGTTCAAACTTGGTCGGGCGAACACTCTATTTTTGTTATTTTTTTAGGTCATCATATATTTTGTCTATACCTTTTCTTATTATTTCAGAACGATTACTATCTAATAAATTCACACATTCATCTAACTTATCAATAGTATCTTTGTCAGCTCTTACTCTAATCATAGTATCTTTTACACTTTCTGTTGGACGACCCATCTTTTTTTGTGGCATCTATTTCACCTCACTTTTGTTGCTACAATTATATTATAATTTATGTAGCAACAAAAGTCAATTACTTATCCCAATTTTTTCTAATTATTTTACCCAACCGACCAAATTTGAGCAAAACAAAAGCACCTACATGTTTGTAAGTGCTTCCTTTTCTTTATTTAATTTTGATGCTACATATTTAATATAATACTAGTAATATAGTTTGAGTTTTGACCATGTTCCCAAAATGGGAATGTGCTATCATTTCAAATATTTTATATAAACAATGAAATTCAAGTAAATAAATACCTACTTATTTATATATATTTTATAAATTAATTGCTTTATAATCAAGTTTTCATTT